TTGCCAGCGAAAGGACTGGCTGCATACTCAGGGTCAAAGGCTCTAGTTCGGTTGTTTAGTTCGACAACAAAGTCACCTGAGGAAACAGTAGCGATGTCATCGGCCTTGCCTCGATTTAGTGTGATACCGGTCACATAATCGGTTATGTCATAGTATGCAAATCCAGCAAGCGTAAAGTCTGTATTGTCTAAGCGACCTCTTACCGCATCATCAAGAGTAAAGAATGGCCCAATCGGTGAGGTTAGGTCAAAACCAATTTCAACTGACTCGGTTGGCATTATCCACTAGCCTTAGTGTATTTATTTTGCAAGGATGTAATGAGCTGACCGGCTGACTTCTCCGCGACTATTGCTCCAGCCTTAACAGTTATGTAGTTGTTTACAGTCGGCGCTTGCGACTCTCTAAAGGCTGCAACTGCTTGTGCCCAAGGGGTTGCAGAACCGAATTGCATAGCGCTTCCCGATACACCTGGCAAGGCAGTTTCATAAGCAAAGCCATTGGCATTAGTCATAGGTGCTGCACCCAGTTGGTTTAGGCGAGCCATCATTGAGGCAAAGGCTGCTTCGATGCTCGCAACCATACTTGCAATCTGTGAGGCCAGAATCGCCTCTTGTGACTTTAGGCCGTCAATAAAGGCATTAGATACACCCTCGCCTAAGTTGTAGAAGACATCGGTAGACTCAGCTGCAATGTCCGAGCCGGCCTTATTTAGTTCATCAAATAGGCCATTTAGTTCGCTAACAGTATCCGCACCACCAGCGATAATCGCCTCAGCAGTTGCTCCACCTGCCTCAGAGCCAGCATCTACAATCTGCTTGAATAGAGTTCCGTTTAGTCCAAGTTTCTTTAGAGTGACTAGGTTTTTAGCAAAGTTCTTGGTGCGATCTACTAGCTTCTTGAAACTATCGGCTAGGTTGCCAGTAACTACTTCGTCATAGGTAGAACTGATAGTTGTAGCAATTCCATTTACTAAAGTCTTGACTGACTTAGTGACCTGGCGAGTTTCGTTAGTTAGTAGGCCTGTGATGTTTACTGCATCTACAACACCGCGAGAAATGTCTTTAGCGATTGCAATTCTGCTTAGTAGAACATCACGCTGGCGAGCAAGTGCTGTAAGTGCTGCTCTTTCAACAGCAACATAATCATTTAGGTATTTAGCTGCTGCCTGTGTAATGGCTCTATCATTCAGGCCTTTTTTGATTTCTTCATTTAGAGCATCAAAAGCGGAAGTGGCTTGCTGCTCAAACCGACCTACTTCCTTTGCAGATTCTCCTAAACCCTTAAACGCTCCTGAAAGTTCAAGAATGTTTTTTGTAAAGTCCGCAACAAGTTCATCTTGTTCGTCAATAATTTTTTGTGCTTCATCAGCAGCTTTTTGTGCTACATCGGCAGCCTTTTTTGCGGCATCGGATAGTGCCTTAGAGCCACCAGTAAGATCAGCATTAGGGTCAAAATTAACAAGTGATCCTAGGTTTTGATTTACAAGCGCTCCGAATCGAGCTGCCTCGCCTCTTGTTTGTGCATCAATTCTGAATTGCTTAATTGCTTCACGCCTAGCGGCCTCAGCGTTGAATCTAGCTTCTGATTCGTTGTAAGGTCTGCCGAAAATTGGATTGCGTTCGGCAGATCTCATAGAAGCATCAAAAGCTTGCTGTCCTGCCTCAACTGCTGTCTTAGGTCTTGACTGATTTAAGATATCAATCTGACCATTCAAAGCCATAAATGCGGTGACAAGTAATCCAACTGCTGAAACTGCTAGAACGATTGGGTTAGCATTTAAGGCAAAATTTAGAACTCCCATTGCTACTGCAACAGTTCCTATGACTGTTGCAAGTCTAGTGAAAGTGTCAAAGTTGGCAGCGATAAAGTCTGCAAGTTTTACTAACGCATTTAAACCGACAACAATCGCATCTACAAATTGCTTTATCTTTCCTTGACCTTCTGGCGAGGCTAGGAAATTTGCAAACTGTTGCAAAGTAGGAACTAGAGCAGCACCAACTTGTTCTTGGATTCTGCCAAAAATAATGTTTAGTCTTTGGAAAGGATCTAAGTCGGCTGCGGCTTCAGCGTTGCCTCTAAAGGCAGCAGTCAGGGCTTGTATTGGGTCTTGGCCTTCTTTGACTGTAATACCTAAACGCCTTAGCGCTGTTGTCTGTCCATTAGCAGCTCGACCAACTGCAATCGCAACCGAGCCTAAATCTCTACCAGTTCCGGCAGCGATATCTGTAGATAGTGCCAAAAGACCTTGAGCCTTGCTTACATCGCCAGTTGCACGAACGAGGGAAGCCATTGCTGGTCTTAGGTTGTCATCTGCAATGCTTGTAGTTAGTTCCAGGCTGCTAATAAATGCTTCATTGGCTGCGATAGCAGTATCAGTAGCGTTGGCGGTGTTGATTAGCTGTTGTGCTAATAGACCTTGTGACTTAGAGTCCTCAACTGCTGCTTTTGTGGCTTCTTTTAGACTGCTAGTAACGGCAGCCAAACCGATACCCAAACCCACAGCTCCAAGAGTTGATTTTAGGCTAGTTCCTAGTTTGCCAAATTCTTTTGTAGCCTTCTTTAGTCCAGTTGCATCAAACTGGGTTGCAATTATCGCCTTAATTGCTGACATTATTTATTCAATTCTTTTGTGAAACGATTAGCAACTGTATTTAGGCTTTCTGCTACTTCAGCCCTTATCTGAGGCAACTTGCTTTCTAGTCCTTTATAGACAAAGCGTGATGGCCCACCAAATCTTGCGTTCAATGTAGTAATCATTGCCTTACCAGATCTAGTCTTACCGCCAGAGCGCCTTCCGGCCATATCAGAAATATTGAATCCAGCCTGCTTATTTCTTCCATTGGCAGTAATGGCAACTAGGTTAGATGTTGTGCTTCCAAATGCTCTAGACCTTTGTCTTGGAGTGATAGCGGTTGTCACATTTACCCCTGACCATCCTTTCACACCAGCGTTATTCATTCCAGACATCGGTGCAACTTTAGGAGTGAGTTGCTTTATAGCCGTTACTCCAGATTCAGTAATTTTTCTTATGTCTTTGCGAAACTGAGCATAGGCTTCAGGCTCAAATTTTTGCAACTTAAGGATAGTTTCCCTAACTCCATAAAACTTTACAACTTCATCTTTAGCCATAATCTCAATTCTACCTTAGAAGCGAAAAGCCCCCGATGCGTAGTCGGGGGTTTTCTATCTGCTCATCTGCTTGGCTCGATAGACAAGATACCTGCCCATTGTCCAAAGCATACGATCTGACTCTTGCATAAGAGCCGATGGTGCTATTCCAGTTTCAACAGCGAGGCTTGCGATATACCAATGACTTGATGAATCGCCAAGCCCTATTATTTTGGGTCTATTTCACTCGCTCCAACAGACTCAACTTTCTCAGTCCAAGAATCGAAATCTAAAGCTGTTGCCTTAGTGCGAGTTTCGGAAGCCCACGCCAAGAAAAGTAGGTGAGTGATTCTCACTTCTTCCTGGATGCGTGTTACTGAGATGTTGAACTTGTCCTCAAACTTTACAAGGTCTGAAGCGGAGCAGGTGATTTCCTTAGTGTTGCCATCAAGGAAAAGGATGCGTAGGTTAATTTTCATTATTTATCCTTGTTTAGTTGTTACGCAGTTGCGCGAGTAATAGCACCGATGGTTGGGAAGGTTACATCGAAAGTTGCTAGGTCACCAACAGCACCAGCGATAGGTGTGTATTGCGAGATTAGAACAACTGCTGAGTAAGCAGGGTTGCTTGATGAAACAGTTGCAGAGCTTGAGCGGATTGTTACAGTTGCTTCAGTTCCGATTAGTGGGTAAAGAAGCGAGTCAATCGCGCCTACTGCATAGTCCTGCATAAAGTTTAGAGTTACTGAACCCGACTTTAGGCCAGCAGCTACTTCACGCCATCCGGCGCTTCCTAGTGAGGTCTTGTCTACTTCTTCAACTGTGATCTCTAGAGATGCACCTGAAAGAGCGTTTGAAATGTCCGCTGTGCCGATAGACACAAAGCGGCTTAGAACAACTTGCTTTGGCATTTTTTTCCTTTTTGTTAGTCTGCTTGCACAGCGATATCGAATTCGGCGGCGAGATAAGTATTCTCGCCTAGGACAACAGAACCATAATTCCGCATCCCTGTAACTATTGTATCAAACACGACTCCACCAAGAGTTCTGTCTGCTTCAATGGCTACCCTAATGCTGCTTGTTCCTGTTGGGGAACAATAGGCATCAAGACTGTTTTGGCTAGTGCGCTCAGACACTCGCCCGACTACTACTGTGACTGTGAAGTTATAGGTAGATAGTGCATTGTTGAAAGCTCTGTGATAATCAACCGAAGTAGGAGCGACAATCGCATAAGGCGGATTGACATTGTCAGGGATTGTTGGCCCAGAGCGCAAGCCTGTAATCGTGGCTAACCTGGTTGCTAGACCTGAGCGGATATTGGTGATGCTTGCCACTATGCAAACTTCACAATCCGGTAGGTATCTACCAACTGCGCAACATCAGGATCAAGGCGTGAGCCGACTCGTATAAAGCCGAGGTCTGGGCTGGATAGAACTCCAAGAGGTGAGTCTAGGCGCTTGAAAATTCTTGAAGCTTGAATAATGGTTGCCTGTCTAATTGCAGTTGGAACGGCGCTGAAGCCCCAAGTTCCTGTGACCTTTACTAAGCCCTCGCCACCCCAGATTGGGAAGGTGTAGTCACCTATTGCTCTAATGGCGTTGTAAGGCCATACAAGGCCATCTACACGCCCATTTAGAGGCTCTAGTTGGTAGTCATCGCCTTGCCAAATAATGTCATAAGTGCCATCGGCAGAAGTATCGGTTGCAACCTGAGTGATGGTGATTGCATCGTCAATGTAAGTCAGGTAATCGGTGTCAGCTACAAAGTATCGGGCAGCAGTTCCAGCATTGTAGAAATAGCGAGCGGTGTAGCCATCTACTAGGCGAGAGGCAGACTCAATCGCCATTTCAAGCAAACTGTCATCTATGGAGTCAGTTATGCGAAGGGCAGCCTTTACCTCGGCGAGAGTTGAATAACCATTTGCGATTGCCATAACCTAATTCTACCGCTCGAACCGCAATCTAGTTTTTATGTCTGTCGAGCTAATCCCATGAGTGTAGGGAATGTAGCATAGCCCAATCCCTCGGCTGTCTAGCCAGTCTTGGTCAAAGCCCATCTGGGAATAGTAGTCACGCCTTGCCCAGTCCGAGCCTATAACTATCAGATCAGGGTTTACCAAATCAACAGCGATACGGCTATCAGCGCCACCGACATTGGAAACAACATCATCAACAAAGCGACAAGACAAGAGCGCCCTTCTCCGTTCATCATAGGTCATCACCAATCCTTTCTTTTTATACTCCTGGACAAATTCATCTGTGTTTAGCGAAACGATTACTTCGCCATCCTGCCCTGCCAGTTCTTTGCAGCGCTTTAGAAAGTCAGCGTGTCCATAATGAAAGAGGTCAAACGATCCGCCGGTGTAAACCCTTAGACTCATTCCCAACCATTCTCTCGCCGTCTTTGTAATGACCAAGCACCTGCACTAAAGTCATTATTTGCAATCTTGGACTGATAGAGAGCCTGATTAGATGCAAAAGTTTTGGCATTTTTTTCCATAAAGCCAGACTTAATAGTCGAACTATTTTCGTGCCTAACATTTATGTCAATCATCCTGACATTTACTTCGTGCTTTTCGGCTCTGCGTAGATAGTCATTATCTTCAAAATACGCTGGAAAGAATCCGCACTCATCAAACAAGCCAATCTTTTTTACAGCTTGGTCACCCAAAGCAAAGGCTTGCCAATGAGGGGCATCTCCGCAAAGTGTTATCTCATCTGCCTTTGCCCAAGACATTGCTTCTAAAGCCCCAGGTTCAAAAACAATGTCATTACTGGCAATAAACCAGCGCTTTGCATAAGGAAAAGATTTGATACCAAGATTCCAAGATCCACCAACACCTAAATTTGCTGGCATTTTTAGGTGAGTTATCTTTGCAAAATTACTGTTAGGTTCTATCACTAAAGGATGTGGCATTATTGAAGCACCATTGTCAATTACCAATAAGTGACCAATTTTGTAATCCACGCTTGCCAGCATTCTTTGGAGCAAGTCATACCTGTTCAAAACAGGAACTATTAGATTTTGAATCATTTAGCACCAAGTTCCCTTGTATTTGGCAATCAAATTATTCTCCAACAATAAATTAGTCCTGCCATTTTTCTCTACCTGCCTTGTTGCATTGGCATCAGTAAGCTCTGGGAAAAGAACAAAAGGCTCACCTGCAACCTTGACATAGTCTTTGTGCCAAGCAATCTCATAATGAATTGCCTCACGCTTATCGGTTATCTTAGGTATCCCAATCCTCTCAATAACGGAGCGCTCATACACACCGGCATAACAGCCATAAAAAAAAGGATCTTTACTAAGCGCTATTGAGCCAGAATGCTTTTCGAGTTCTTCCCAAAACTCAGGACTTTTGACAATCCAAGTATCTTGCAAGAACAGGAATCTTTCCGCATTAGTGTTTTTGATAACCCAGTCAATCTTTGCAAGTTCAAAACCAGTATTGACTACTGCAAGATGTTCCCTGTCAATGGAAGCTGAACAATCCTTTAGCCAATCTTCTCTACCTGGTGCTGAACCAATAACAATAAGCAATTTAGGCCAATAGTTTCTTCATAACTGGCATCCAATACTTATCCCAGACTGTATTTACATCAAAGTCTTTGGCAAAGTCCATAGCCAACTTGCTAGAGCCACGCTCGGCCTGATAAGCCAGTTCCAAAGCATTGACAATAGAAGGAATTAGCGGCATTGTCCAAATAGCGTTCTGCCCTGCATCCCACATTGGCTGACCTTCGACAAGCCAAGAATCCTCTGCAATTAGATCAGGGGTAGCGCCCCAGCCTGAACCGATAACCCTAGTTCCACAGGCTTGAGCCTCAACTGTTGGTAAGCCAAAGCCTTCGCCAAAACTAGGCGCTAACAAAACATCCATCGCTGAGTAAAGAGCTGCTAAATCTTGCTGACTCATTCCATACTTGTAATCCAAGTTCGGTGGAAACATCACAGCCTCTTTAGGGATATTAAAGGCCTGAAGCATAGCAATCAGATTCCAGCCACCTGCAATCCCTAGTGGCTCGGTGTGTAGATACAAGACTGCATCTTTGCGGCGCTCTCTAAAGATTGCAAAAGCCAACAAGTTCTCAGAAAAGGCCTTGCGGTGAATTAGACCGCTTGACTTATTTGCTGCGTTCATTCCGACAACAAACTCATCGGTCAATCCCATATACTCGCGGACATTCATTCCCTGAATCTTGTCAGTTGGTTTGAAAATCTTTGTATCTATGCCATGCGGAACATACTCGCACTCAATCCCTTTGGCTTCCATTGCTCGCACTCCATTTGGAGCCATAGCGATAGGTGTAACATTCTCTTTTCTTAGCCACGCCTCTACACCAGCAGTTAGTCCTGCGTGATCTACTGGAGTCCAAGACCCGATGTTTATAGAATCCCAAGCCTTGCCTTTCAGCACCCAGACATCGTAAAGAGTAATAAGTGCATCGGGTTGCTCTGGGTTTCGTGCTTTCCAATGAGCGTGGTGCATTGGGCCGACATCGTTGGAGTAAGGATCAAGTCCTCTAGGGTAAACAGGGATTTCTCCATAAGGAGTTTTGAAAGTTTTGAGCGAACCCTCTGAGCCGTAGTTAGAGGAAGCTGCTACATTAGCGCCATCGCGCTTTAGGCGATTGACTAGATACTCGGCCTGTTGTCCATAGCCGGTAGATTCGCCTGGGCTGTTGCTCCAGACTGTGACTGTGCCTTTGAGTTTTTGCGTAGGTTTTGACATAGGTATAGACTACAATAAGAACCCCTGCGATACCAGCAAGTATCCAGGGGCGTGACCGAACAGGAAGGTTCGATATGACCGAGTATAAGGCTTGTAGCCGGTGCAAGCAAACTAAGCCAATAAATGAGTTTGGGATTCATCGCAAGACTGCGGATGAGCATTATTCTCAATGCCTAATTTGTCACAGACAGGCTAGGGCTGAGTATCGCAAACGACAATCTAAAAACATTGCTAAACAACAAGCTGATAACTATCAGCGAAATCGAACTAAGCGAATAGCAGATGCAACAACTAGAGTTTACGCAAATATGGAACGGCATAAAAGATACAACGCTATCTCAAAGAAGCGTAATCATTTATCTATTGCTGCAAATACAAGAAGGCGTAATGCCAGACGAAAGGCTAATGGAGTATTTCTTATTAGCAAGAAAGAATTAGAGCGACTAAATCAAGGCCCTTGTTTCTACTGTGGCATAAGTGACCAAATTACTATTGACCACATTATTGCGATTGCGCGAGGTGGGGTAGATGGGATCGGTAATTTAGTTTCGGCTTGTAAATCTTGTAATAGTCAAAAAAGGGATTTGACCATTATGGAGTGGAGAAAGAGAAAACTGGGCCGGTAGCCTACGCACTACCGACCCAGTCGCTTGTTCTCTAAAAGAGGCTAGTTATTAGCTAGCTCCCCCTTTAAAGAAACCGATGTGTGTTGCGTGAGTTAGTCCACCATCAAGACGGATTAGGCCTCGGTAGGTTACGACATCTTCATTGAATGCATAGTCGTTGCTCTGGTCTACGCGGATACCACCTGCGACACGAGTCACAAATGATGGCTGGTGACCAAATAGAACTGACTTTGCGGCTGTGCCTACGGCCGGGATTGCCGGGTTCTCGTAGACTGGGTAGCCCAAGAGTTGTGCTGGCTGTCCGTTTACTGCATTGTCTAGCCAGATATAGTTTCCGGCCCCGTCTTTGAGTTTTCTGGCAGCTGCGAGACCAGACTTTGACATCTGGAATCCCAAGTTTGGCAAAACTCTCGCTCCGTCGGCAATTCCGTAGACCAGTGTTATTAGGTCTTCGTAAGTGAACGCGCCAGATACAGCTGTTCCGCCTGTTACTACTGAACCAGCCGCAGTTACCAACTTGTTAGTTAGAACTGTGTTGGCCTGAACACCTAGAGAAGTTCCTAGTTGCTCTGCAATGTAGGTGTCAATGTTGAAACCTGCATCGGTTGATAGTTCGTTAGCGATCTGAACAAGCGCTCCATATTTCTCCGCGCCAAGTGTGATGCTTGAAAATGTCGGCGCACTTTCTGAGATTGCTGAACCTGCTGCTACTGAACCTGCTGATGAGTAAGCGGTTGCAGTTGGGATAACTAGGTTCTCACCTGAAGCTGTGTTGATAACCTGTGAGACCGAAAGCATCGGTCCTACAAGCCTGGCCAGCCCGAAAACAGTCGAGAAAAAATCCTGCCCAACTGTGTTCGCTGATGGAACTAGAGTGCGTGACTCACGCTTAAACTCGTGACCACGAACTTCACCGCGAGCGATTGCACGAAGAATCTCTGCATCCGACTGGCTTGCTGATGTTGCTGGGGTAAATGAAGCTGCTGCTTCGGTAGCCTGAGCTGAACGCTCTTCTACACGCTTTGCAGTTTCGATTGAAGCGTCACGCTGAGCAATGTCAGCCTCTAGGCGCTCAATCTTGGTTAGTTCTTCTGCAGAAAGTCCGCGCTTCTCAGCTTCTGCAAAGTCAATGACTTCGCGCATCTGAGCAACAAGGTTGTTGCGAACTTCTGCCTGTGACTTGATGAAGTCAGACATAATGTTTTCCTTTGATTGAATGAATTTGGGATTTCTGCCGAGCAAACTCAGAACAGACTAGAGGCCGAGCAAACTCAGAACCTAGTAGCAATTCTATCAAGGGTATGTAATGAAGTCTTTAGATCCACTTTGCACTAATGACGAAACAATAGCCGCGCTTACTGCTGCTCACGAAGTGGGAAATGTCAGCACCTTGCAATTATAGCGAAACCCCCAGACTGGAAAGGGGGTCAGTCTGGGGGTATCTATCGCCACATGGAGTTTAGCGAGTTTCTTTTACATCCATCACTCTGGTTTCGGTGACTTGAGTAAAGTTTTTAACTTCCTTGTCGGGAGTGTTTAGCAAGTCTAGCAGTTCCTTGATTGCACCGGTGCTAGGGTCACCGCTAATTTCTTTTACTACCTTGATTGCTGTTGCGATTTCATCTTTAGTTGGCATTAGATTCCCATCATTAGTAAGGCTAGTTTCTTTTGCTTGAGAGCCAAAATGTCACCCTCTACTTCTTCCACTTCTGGAGTCTTAGTAAGTTTACCAATAACCTCATTCACAAGAGCGCCTTGTTCTGGCTCTAGCTCTTCGCCTGATTCAATCTTTAGCAAGGCATCGGCTAGATCATCTGCTGAGATACCAGAGCGAACTGAAACTGTGCCAGCGGTTTGTTCGTAAGCAGGAGTGCTGACTAAGGAAACCTCATAGAGAGTTACATCTTCTAAGTAGCGAGTTTGTCCGTCTTGCGACCAAGTGTCACGCTTTACAGAAAATCCAAAGCTCATAGAATCTACAACACCAGTTCGAACTAACTCAGAGATGTCACGCCCAAGAGTTGTGTCTGGCAAGGTAGCAGTTACCTTTAGGCCACGCTGATCCTCTACCATCTGAAGCGAGCCATTGCGAGTTGAGGCTAGTGGGTTTGAAGTATCGTGATTCCACAGCAACATCATTCTGTTGCGTGACTGGAGTGAGCGCTTGAAAGCACCTGGTCGAATATACTCTGTGAAAGGTAGCGGTAGCGAAGGCTCATTGAAAAGGGCTGCGTAGCCTGTGAAAGAGCGACCATCACCCTCGGCTCTTAGTTCAATGTGATTGGTTCGGGTTTCGTTCTTGCCGAGTGCGCGAGTATTTTCTGTGCCTTCGATTTTGGCCTTGATAGCATAAGCAGCCTTTAGCCATTTTGCTCTTGCTTCATCCATTACTGGTTCGGTCATTCTTTCGCTTTCTTCTGCTCTAATTCTAGCAACTACGGATTCGGCATAATCTAAAGCTCTTTGCGCTGCTCGCTTCGATGGGCCTGAACCCCAAAGCAGATGAGCGACAACACCTGGGCTTGGATAGTTGTCTGAACTTGGGTCTGCATCTGGCGAATCTAGATCTACTAGGTGTCTAGAAATCCAAGCCGCTATGCGAATCCACTTCTGATCGCTAACAG